GTTGATTCAGAATTGATCCAATATTATCTGGATCATACTGATGTATTTACCGTATTGAGTCAATCCGGCGCAAGTCCCACAGGTTTAGCCGTTGTGACGGGGTTAACTGCAATCGACAATACTCGTGACGGTGTTTTGCATCAAACTGTATTTACGTTATCAGGGGTCGCACAAGCCGTTGTTAATGGTACAGAGTATCAAGGTACAAAATTATTTACATTTCCCGAAGGTCGTGTTCATGTTCTTGGTGTCACTGCTAAACTGACACAAACTACGACAAGCGCCGTAGCAAGTACGTTAAACGCAAGTTCTACCGGCGCTGTAGCGTTGGGTACAGTTACTGCTTCAAACGTTTCGCTTACATCGACCATGGTTGATTTGGCGCCGTCTACTGCATTCACGTCAAGTGCAACAATCAATGTTGCGGGTACGGCAGTAGGGTTTGCATTAGCGGCATCAGCCCAATTCGACGGTACGACTACGGCCAAAGAGATGTATCTTAATAGCGCATTTGCTACCACAACCGATGTAGATGCCGATGCAACAATGACTTGGAGCGGTACAATTACCCTTACATGGCATTTTTTAGGTGATTATTAATGACAAATCGATTTGATTACGTGGCTTACGATGGACAAGCGAAAGCTGTACAAGCGAACTTTAAGGAGGAGTTTATAAAGTTAACGGCTGATGTTGAGTCTATTGGATTAGGTAGAGCAACAGAATTAGCCATACTCCATCTTGAAGAAGCTTATATGTGGATTGGGAAAGCGATTCGTGATGAGCAAATACAACGTAACGCTGAAACTGTATTAGAAGAACAACGAAGCAATTCATGAGTTTGCACAAAGAATCAAAATATGTTATATAATTAAACAATCCAATAACCGCCGCCCAGGTGTTACATGGGGCAGCCTCTACGGGTTTGCATTGGAAGAGTAGAAAATGAAAGACGCTAATTATTATTTTGAAAACCCGGCAGAGTTTGACGAATTATCAGATGAATTAAAAGAAGAACTGTTTGAAAAAGGCAGTTTGAATCAGGGTGTAGAAAACGATGAACCGCCCGTCATCGAATCTGATGAAGAAGATGAACCTGTTATTCTTGGCAAAAGTGGTAAGCACACAATACCCTATTCTGAGTTAGAGGACGCACGATCCGAAACTCAGCGCTTACGTGAGCAAACCATGCAACAAGCGGCTTTGATCGAGTCGTTACAAGCGGCCAAGACGGTAGATGCGGCAACCGGCGGCACAGCCGCGCAAGATGCGGTCGTCGAAGCTTACGAAGGGATGTTCCCTGAAGTAGCCGCCGATATGAAACCTCTCATACAAAAGATGATTGATGATGGGGTAAAGGCAGCACTTGAGCGAGTTGAGCAACGTGTCGCACCGGTAGAAGAAACGTTGATTAAACAAACTCTGGATGCAAACGATAAGTTGATTCTTACTGCACATCCCGATATTGTTACTATACTTGATACGCCTGATTTCAATGATTGGGTAGAGGCCAATCCCGATTTATTGGATTCAAAGACCCGTCGTGCGTTTAATGTGCAAACCGTGTTAGATAAAGGATCACCGACTCAAGTCAACGAGTTAATGAATCAGTATAAAGCGTCTATAAAACAAGCGCCGCCTGCCGCTGACATCGCAGGGAAAGTGAAACAAATAGTTGGAAACATAAAACCAAAAGTACCTGGAACGTTTAGTGATTTACCCGGCGGTACACCGGCGCAACATGACGAGACCGAACAAGTGTTGAATATGTCCGATGCACAACTTGAAACAATGATGCTAAAGATGACTGAAGCAGAACGTTCCAAGTTTTTTGAAAGAATGATTTAAATAATACCAGCCGAAATTTAATCGGCTAGCCGGTAAACCGGACAACTGGGGCAGAAATGCCCCTATACAAAACCGTAGAGGAATAAAGAATGTCTAGTCCAATGAACCTACCCTACGGGTCGGATCAGGCGGTTAAACTGATTTCAATGGGATTGTTTGCAAGTAACACTCAACGCAATACAACCCTGAATCGATTAACCGGCCCGATGCCAACCCAAGCCGATGCCGAGAACACCATGCGTGTTCAAAGCTCCACAAATTACCCAATTGTTGTCTGTAAAGATTTACAAAAAGGCCCTGGTGATGAAGTCACTTTTGACTTAATCAATGATATTAACGGCAAACCCATCATGGGCGATGCTAACGCACAAGGTCTGGGTGAAGCGCCAAGTTTCGCACAAGACAAACTGCGTATCAATCAAACACGCAAGCCGATTGATACCGGCGGCGTGATGACTCAACAACGTACTCGCTGGCAAATGCGCTCCCTGTGCAAAACACTCGGGCAAAAATACATGGATGCGTTTACAGATCAGGCCACACTGGTGCATCTTGCCGGTGCGCGTGGTTTCCATGACAATATCGAATGGAAAATCCCACTTGCGTCCGATGCTGATTTTGCAACCATTATGGTCAACGTAGTTCGTGCACCTACTCGCAACAGACATTATATGTCTACAGGTTCCGGTGTTGAACAAATTGCAGCTAGCGGTAATGAAATTTCAATTGCCACGACCGATGTGATGAATACCGATGTTGTCGATTCGATTCGCACAATTATCGATTCAATTCCGTTGCCTCCATCACCTGTTATTTTTGACGGTGATACGATGGGTTACGACGCGCCGTTGCGTGTTCTGATGTTGTCGAGTGAGCAATATACCGCTTTCGTGCAATCTCCAGGCACTAATTTTCGTCAGCTGCAATCACAAGCCATCGCACGTTCTTCAATGGGCGGTAAACCGAATCCATTATTCTTGGGTGAAGCAGGTCTGTGGAACGGTATCTTAATCATCAAATGCCCAAAACCGATTCGTTTCTACGCAGGTAACTCGTTAAGATGGTGCGCAAGTAAAACCAGTGCAACTGAAACATCGACTGATCTCGTGCCGGCGGCATTCGGTACAACTTACGCCGTGGATCGTGCAATTTTACTTGGCGGCCAGGCGTTAGCCTCTGCATTGGGTAAAAACCCACAAACCGGTAACCCGTTCTTCTGGTCTGAAGAATTAATGGATCATAAGAATCGTCTGGAAGTTCTAGTCGGCATGATTAACGGTATGTCAAAAATTCGGTTTCTGGTTGATTTTGGCGCAGATGGTTCGCAGTACACAGACAATGGGGTTATCGCCATCGATACCGCCGTTAGAATCGCCGGAGTATAATCATGGCTACTGTAACGACTAAAAAAATTAAACAACTTGGCACTGGTATTACTGGACCGTGGGGTAACGCATGGTGTCAGAAGTATCACTACGAAACCAATTCATCCGGGGTTTATGTAAATTCCGACTTAACAACAGCTCCACAAGTCGATGACGTTATTCGCTTGGGAATCTTGCCAGCTGGGTTAGAGATTTTTGATCTTCAAATGATTATCTCTGATGCTTTCGCAGGTTCGACTACCGCCGATTTCGGATTTCTTTATGTGGATGGTGTGGATGTAACTGCAACACCGCAAGCCGTGGACTTCTTCGCAGTTGATATGGCAACATCATCAACTGCGGTTCTACGTAAAACAGCTGTGGCTGCACCAATCACTTTGCCAAAAGACGCTTATTTAGTGATGACTAGAGAAGGCGCGGCCGATTCAGCAGCAGGTATTATGGATGTTGTTGTATGGGGTCTATGGCACGGTTCACCGTCCGCAGTACCGTCCTAACCCCTCTCCGTTGGGAAACTCTAAACCGGGTTGAAAAGATATACACCCGGTTTTTTTTAATAACACGAGGGATTTATGACACCCATCAAATATATCGGCAAACGTGAAGATCATATCGACGGTTGCTATGGCACTCGCGTTGCGTTCGCACAAGGTGAATCGGTATTAATGCCCGATGATATTGCAGCTAAAATGCTTAAGCATAAAGATGTGTATATATCTGGTAATGTATTGGAAGCCAATGCAGTAACAATGCCGCCGTTAATCAAACCTGATGAAGATACTCAGGATTTACGGGATACCGTACAAAATTTAGATTCATACGAGGCATTGAATAATATTGCCGCGAATGATTATGGACAAAAGCTGGACAAAAGAAAAAGCATTGCTACATTACGGACCGAAGTTACTCAAATGATCGACCAATTTGGGTTAGTCTGATGATTGTCAGTGAATTGGAAGCTGAGTACAGGGCACGATTCACTGACAACGTGTCCCAATTACACGCGCTGAGTACAGAGGATTATCTAGCTTATCTTAATGAAGCACAAGACGAAGCTTGCATCCGCGCCGACTTAATATTCGATAAATCCAGTTCGTTTTGTACGATTGCCGTAACATCATCCAACAGTGTTTATGCGCTTGATCGTTCAATTTATGGTGTGTCTTACGCCCGTATTATTGATGAAGCCGGTGTTTCATCAAACCTTAGATTGACAACTAGAGAGCAACTTGATGTCGATTGGCCTGATTGGCGAGATGTTATTGATAGACCGTC